TCCCCGGATATCGTGGTCTATCACCAAAGGCGGCCTTTATTTAAGCCCCTATGGAAGCAAGTGGCTACATACGGAACGCACCGGGGGCATTTGATAAGGCTGGCCTTCTTGGGCTGGGTATCTACGGTTTTTATATATGGGGTTAATTTTGTAAAAGGATTTTTTAAAAGGAGGATATGATGACGAGAAACACAAGGTTAAAAGATTTTCTTGGTTTTATAGCTGAGGATATTCAAGTGTTTAGAGATATTCTTTATATTGCAGAATTAAGAGTGTGTGTATATAGAATCGATAATGTTTGGCAAGCAAAAGAATGTACTGGATTTGATGGTGATATAGTAGAACAACTTTATGCAGCAGTAGAGAAAGCAGAAAACGATTTAATCGATCGGTTAATAGAAAAACATGATTATCCCTTATCTGAAGAAGATAGGGATGAATTGTACCAAATCATATTTGAATTTGGAGGTCAGGGCAAATTGCTAACCCCAGATGAAGCAATAGAACAATTATTGGGTAAGGGAAATGAAAATCCTCTATCTTCCTAATCAATATTCGCAGCAGCGCCAGCATGAGAAGAAGCGCTGGATATATCCTGTACGCATGGCTATGGAGGCGGAGTATTATCGCAAGAGAGGGCATACAGTTATGTGGAAAAACCCCATACATCGGGATAAGCTATGTTCATGGGATAGAGCAGTTTACAAAGCAGAAGGCTTGCCTTTTCTTTCCTTGCCTGTGCCTGACAGAACATTCACAAAAGCTAAAGACAAGCGCTATCAACAAAACGGCAATTTTAAGTACCGGCCCGGCACATATATTCAAGTGGCAAATGGTTGCTGGCATGGCAAGTGTACTTTCTGCGTAGAACGAAATAATAAATGGGAAGTTAGGCCGGTGACAGATGTTGTAAATGAAATAGTTGACTGCGCGGCTATGGGCTTCAGAGAGGTGTTCGATGATAGCGGGACTTTCCCAACTGGCAAATGGCTTGATGACTTTTTGGTTGCGCTCAATAAGAAATTTTGTAAACAGTTATGGAATATACGTCTGGGTTGCAATATGCGCATGGTCGATGTGGACTATATGGGTATGGCCCAGGCGGGTTTTAGGATGGTGCTATTCGGCCTTGAAAGTGCTAATCAGAAAACGCTCGATAAAATAAACAAGGAGGTGCAAGTTGACGATCATAAATATATCATTAAAGCTGCCAAAGCAGGCCTGGAGCCTCATATCGCTGTTATGTTTGGCTATCCCTGGGAGACAGATGACGATGCGCTTCGAACTCTTAGGCTTGTCCATTGGCTACTCAAAAAAGGTTTTGCCAAAACAGCACAAGCTTCATTCTTTAATGAACGAGTTAGAGGGAGTAATGAACAGCACCGCAAATTTGTTGGTAAAATATATGGAGCAGCCTACTCACCCACCTTCTGGCTAACTAAACTCCGGGACATACACGACCTCGACGATTTGAAATACTTATGGCGCATGATAAAAGAAGGGATCTCTAATGCTTGAGAAGGTGCTTATTATTATTGTAGTGAACATGATATTATACTTCCGTACCCTACGCTTTAAGTTCGTAAGCGATGACTTCTCCACCTGGCGCAACCCGCCTAAGTTTAAGAACAAATGGCATATGCGCTGGCTACAGTTTATGGGCTTGGCCAAACTGCAATCGGTCACATATTCTGTCTACCGCAAGGATGGCAAGTTTAAGGGCAGGAAGTATTTAAGCGAAGAGCAAGAGCATCTTCTGGCACTCGCGCTGCATGCTTTCCTATGCGTGTTGATCTACCTCGCCTTTGGCAAGAATAACATATCATTTGTAGCCGCCCTTTTATATTCCACGAACCCAGTAAACAACCAGGGGACAATTTGGCCTGGCGGCCGGGGGTATGTGCTTCCGGCTATAGGTCTAACAGGAGCAATAGCACTCCCTTACGTTGCGCCCCTGGCTCTTTTCTTTTGCACGTCATTTACAGTAGGATTCCTCGCGCCCCTGGCTTTGATAGGGTCACCCGAATGGTATCTCGTTGCAATCGTGCCTTTTGTATGGATGCTGCATAGGAAGAAATTTGCGACCGCGGTCAAATCCAAGCGGGATTCCGAGACATTTACAGAGGACAAAAAGTTCCGGCCCCGGAAACTCATCCTGGCCACCAAGACCCTGGGGTTCTATCTCACGCTATGCATATTCCCTACCCGGATAACCTTCTACCACAGTTTCTTACAGTCGTGCGCAGGTAATGAGATCATGCGCAAGCGGGCCTATTCCCTATGCAAATTCTTCTGGATAGGCTTGTCAACCATCCTGGGGTGGTTTACAATTGTAAACTTGTATGGCTGGAATACATATACCTGGGCATTGTTTGCTTTTATGATAACAGCCGGCCCATTCTGCAACCTGATGCGCGCGAACCAGGAGATCGCGGAGCGGTTCATAGCCTTGCCGAATATATTCTTGATGTACCTACTAGCACAGATAATCACGGCCTACCCGGTAGCGATAGCCATGTTCCTGACATTCTATGCAACCCGGACGCACTATACGCTCGCGCAGTACAGGGATGAGTATTGGATAACCGAGTGCGCTGTGCTTGAGGATAGGCATGCATGGTGGGCGTGGCATTGCCGGGCCATGAAACGCTGGGATACCCAGAGCTACAAGGAAGCGCTCATATTATGGGTCATGGCAAAGCTCATAAGCCCAAAGGAGTTTAAAATACTGATGAATATAGCCACCGTCCTCCGGCTATTGAAGAATGACAAGGAAGCCGATCAGTATTTGCAGGAGGCTTCGGAGAACATCGTAGAGGGGCAGGAGAAAGAAGCCTGGGAGTTTATCAGGAACCACAAAGCGGGCAAGTTGCCGATATTGTTATGAACTGTAATTTCATAAAAGAATATGAGAGAAAAAGAAGAAAATATGCCCAATTATTGTATTGATTGTATGAACTTTTTAACAACCACGCTCCATTGGTATAACCTGGAGACTTCGCCCTTCAATACAAAGAAGGTGCGCAAGACCATAAAGAAGCGCGGCCGGGCGGTTATATTCTGGTGCAGGATGTCGGGGGCATATTATCTTAACTCGTTCAGAATACATGAGATAGAGGCATGTGTAGAACGATTCGAGGAGGCATAATGGGTAAAATAGCAGAGCAGGCTAGCCAAGCATTAGCAAGAGGATATTGCACAAAGAGAAACGAGCAGAAGGTTCTAGACCCAGATTTAATATCAGATATGGCCGCAGTTTGCCTTCTCTAGGACTATCTCTATCGATAGATTGGATTTAGAAAATTATGAAAAAGAAAAAAGCTACTAATTGGGCAGAAGAAATGTCGAGAGGGGTTACAATATTTTATATCCTTTTTATAGGAAGTCTTTTCTTATTACTTTTCTTAATATTTTAGATAACAAATAACACACAGGGGCTATGGCGTGGAAGCCTGATGACGAACTAATAAGGGTGATTAATGAAACTCGATAAGATAAGGGAGATATTGTTAAAGATGTATCAAGGACACAAGACTAACTACGAGAAACTAATATGCTGGTTGCCTGATAAGGTATTAGACCAAGCAGAATCCGCCATCAAATCTCTTATAAATGAGGAGTTGGATGGGTTGAAGAAGAGAACAGGTTGGGTAGTTTATTTAAAAGGCAAGCGTTCTACAGTGCAACCATATAACTGTGGCTATAACCAAGCCATCACAGACTGCCAGAAGAAGGTGGAGGAGTTATGACAAAGCAACAGAGGCTTAGTAAGGCTATAGACGAGGTATGTATTAAGTATAATGTGCTTAACAAGTCTTGTGGGGGTAGTTTCGATACTTTGCAACTTGCTATGGAGAAAGCCATCCGCCAATATATCCTATCGTTGTTGCCTGAAGAAGAAGTTTCTTCAAAATATGATAACAAAGACTTATATAAATACAATGATAAAAAAGCTATTGGCTGGAACGCCTGCCTACAAGAGATGAAGAAGAATTTGGAGGGGGAGATATGAATATACCCAAAGAAGCATGGGAAACAATAGGAACTGGAGTAGGATTTTTCTTTGCCTTGTGGGGTTTAGCTAAACTTATAGGGGTGTTCTTTGGATGGAAGCCATGACTAAAAAACCATTGAAGAAGTATCAGATTATATATGCTGACCCGCCGTGGAGTTATAACGACAAAATGAGTGGGCATAGCTTTTCTCTTGACCATGAATACACTACTCAACATAAAAATTGGATACAAGCATTACCCATTCAAAATATATGTGACCAAAATTGTGTCTTATTTTTATGGGTTGTAAGCCCTATGTTAGACGAGGGAATTGATACCTTGAAGTTATGGGGTTTTAAATATAAAACTCTTGCTTTTTGTTGGAGTAAGATTACCACCAATTATAAAAGGGTGAGCAATCTTGGTAGATGGACAATGGGAAATGTGGAACTATGTTTATTGGGCGTAAGGGGTCGTCCCAAAAGGGTTGTAAAAAATGTTAAACAATATGTAGAAGCCGTAAGAACAAAACATAGCAAAAAACCCCATGAAGTCAGAAATCGCATAGTAACCCTTATGGGCGACCTACCTCGCATAGAACTCTTCGCCCGTCAAAAAACAGAAGGTTGGGATGTCTGGGGTAACGAAGTAGATAGTGATATAGAATTGGAGGGTAAAGATGGGTAAGGCGTTAAAGAAGCTGAAGAAGAAGGTATACAGCAGGGATATATAGTAATGACTTGGTATAAAGATAGAGGCGCAACAGGACAAATAAGAGTGATGTGGGATGACCATGAAGTTCAAAAGCTATTATTAAAGACGGCAGAGTTTGTTTTGAAGCATAATGTAGAGGAGGGGTAGCATGATAGATAGGTATATACAACACGGAAGAACTTGTTTAAGGTGTGGTGAGCAAAATTATCCTCTTTCTACTTCAGGACCTGATTATTGCCCTGCTTGTGCTTGTGGAAATGATACAGGGCGAATAAAAGTAATGAGAGCAGAAATAGATAGGTTGAAAACACTCCTTAAAAAACATGGGATAGACTATTATGACACCTAAACCATTGAGGCGGAAGTGATTAAACTAATACACGGTGATTGCTTAGAAGAGATGAAGAAGATACCTGATAAGAGTATTGATTTGGTGCTGACCGACCCGCCTTTTAATGTAAAATTGGACTATAAATCAATTGATGATAATTTGCCAGATGAAGAATATTCAGAGTGGTGTTTTCAATGGTTGAGAGAAGCAAATAGAGTCTTAAAACAAGGACACTATGCTTTTATTTTTACAGGTGATAAGAAATTATATTATGTCCATAAAGCTGTTATGAAATCTGGTTTGTTCTACCATCATTTTTTGAAATGGCACAAACCGTATTGCCAGCGGGCTTTGTCAGGGACAGTATTTTTCAATAGGGTAGAACTTGCTTTTGTGTGTTCCAATGGCAAACCCAATACTAAGTTGATTAACAGAAAAGTATTGTATCAAGATTATATAAGAGTGAAAAATACATCTCCATCCCAAATAGGCGCTGTTGACCACAATGCTCGTCGACCAGAGGGATTATATAGATTAATCATAGAGGGGTTTACTCAACCAAATGATTTAATTTTAGATTGTTTTTTGGGAAGCGGAACAACTGGTATTGCTTGTAAGGAGAGCAACCGCAAATGCTTAGGCATAGAAATAAACAAAGACTACTACGAAATCGCACAAAAAAGAATAAATAACACTATGGAGAGTTTGTTTTGAAACCATTGAGGCGGAGGAAGAATGGATAACGAGCATAAGATAGCCGAGCAGATAAAGAAGATAATAGAGTCTTGTGAATATGAGTGTATATCAGATAGGGGAACAACAGACGACACAATTGATTATAGTGAAGTCGCCCTCGCCATAGAACGCTGGTTACTTGAGAGAGATACAGAAAGAAAGTGTGCTTCTTGTGGAGAAGTACTGAGCCAAGACTGCCCTACTTGTAAAAGGCTATGGGAAAGTTAATAAGGAGGATGTATGAAGTCTGGGAAGAGGAAGTATGTATCTTACAGAAAGAAAGCACTTGAATGCGATAGAGATGGCACAAGAGTAGAAGCTGAATGTTATCATTGTAGCGGTGGAATATTATTCTGCACTAAGTATAAAGAACTATGTCATAGTGGAGCTTGTGCTAAAGAAAGAGGTGTTAATCAATGACCACTAAAGCTGTAAAGCATAGGGAAGAAAGATGAAAGACTATAAAAGTATAATAGATGTAGCCGAGGTAGAGAGAAAGTTTGAATGGCGTAAGTGGATAGATAAAATACCCTTTATATAATTTCCGAAAGACTGGCAGATACAAGTAATCCCTCCTTTCACGGAAGTAGAGAAATGGATATTGAACTGCAAGCCGCCAAAATTAGATTGCGGGGATATACACGATGAATCTTTTAACGATGGAGTGCTGACCTGGAAGAACACGCTTGAGCATAAAACCTAAATGTTTTATTTGATTTGCCAGGATAGGTATTAATAATATATACTTGTGGTATGTATAATGAAGAAAAGAACGGCACAACCCACTCAGTACGCGATGAGGTAATCCGAAGGAGTTGGGAATACCTGCGTGACAATTTCCATAAGTTCAGTCCTGCCAATCAGTTAAAGGTTTCATTGGAACTTTCAAAGAAGTCAATGCCCACCCAAATAGAAGCCGAAGTTAAAGTAGTCAAGATGCCTGACATCAAAGTAGGCGGCAGACTCGCGGAGTATCATCTTGGATGAACTCACCCTTCCCAAAATACTCGACATCCCGGAGAAGCTATTACCGATCTTAGGAGCCGACAACTTCAATAAATATCGGTACTTCCTACTGGAGGGCGGCAGGGGCGGAGGCAAGTCTCAATCAGTAGCGCGGTTCATTCTATACCTGGCAGAGAAATACAAAATCAGAGTAGTCTGCGGCCGGGAGATACAGAAGAGCATCACAGAGTCAGTCTATTCATTAATGGCTGATCTTATACAAGCCAATCAATTAAACTTCGAGATCCTGTCTACCAGGATCACCCACAGGGCTACAGGCTCGCCTATAAACTTCCGTGGTTTTAGAGAGCAAGGGGCTTTTAACATCCAGGGGATGGAAGGAATTGACATTGTCTGGATTGATGAGGCCCAAGCCCTTACAAAGCAGACGCTCGATGTTTTAATACCCACCATCAGAAAAGACAACGCTAAGATATTCTTTACGATGAATAGATATGCGCATAACGACCCGGCTTATGCGAACTTCGTGAAAAGGGCAGACTGCCTGCATATCAATATCAACTTCGATGAGAACCCATTCTGCACTATGGCCCTGAAGAAAGAAGCCGCTGAGTGCAGGCTATTGAGCGAGAAAGATTATAATCACATCTGGCTGGGGCAGCCTCTTGATCAATCAGAAGACTCGCTGTACTCATTATCCGAGTTGGCACATAGCAAAATCAATAAATACCCGCTCCGGAAAGGCTACGGCCTGAAGATAGCCGGGTACGACATTGCCAGGTATGGCGATGATAAATGCGCTTGCGTTATCTTACAGCAGATGGGCGCGCTGCATTGGGAGGCCATTCACGTTGATGAATGGGAGCATAAGGACTTGAATTACACTACAGGCCGGATACTCCTGACATCGAATGAATACCGGGTAGATACCTCGATCATCGATGAGGATGGCATAGGGGCTGGCCCGCTTGACACTTTGGTTAAAGGCCAGGGGCTGAATAATTTCATAGGCTTCCGCAACCCGGCCATTAGCTATTCAGTAAATAGATTCTACGGCAACAACCGGACAGTCAATGCTTACAAGCTTAAAGACCTGCTAGTCAAAGGCCACATATGCATCACCGATGATAAAGTCCGCGATGAACTCATGACCATCAAATACACATTCGACCATAACCAGCGTAGGATACTCGTATCAAAAGACAAGATGCGCAAGGATGGCATTAAATCCCCGAACCTGGCCGATGCGCTTATTATGGCTGTCAGCCAGATCGGAGTGGTAAAGGCAGAGCAGGAAGTGCAATACAGACCTAATATCCCTCAGTATTATCCTGAGGACAACCTATTCAAAAGTGCAGGGGTGATGTAATGGCAGCAGGCTCAACGATTCTAGGCGCAATGGTAATAGCAGGCGGGTTAGCATATGGTGGTTATGCAATGGGTCAGGCAGGCAAGTCGAAAGGCGCGCAGCCTCAACCGGCTCCCATGCCTCAAGCGCCTAAGCCTACAGAAGCAAGAGACCAGGCAATGGCTGCCGCTCGCTCTAAGAGACTAAGCATGGCCCGGTCGAAATCCATTTACACTTCACCGCTTGGTATAAGCGGCGAGGCACAGATAGCCAAAAAGCAGCTACTCGGACAATGATAATAGAAACGTACTCAGACAAATACTATAACGACGTGATCCAGATCATGGACAACTTCTATGTTGAGGCCATCCAGGCCTTCGATGATAGCTTTGATAAGAATGTCCTGGCTGAGACCATAACAAAGCTTAAAGACAGCGGCACAGGCAATGCGTTCCTACTGATCATTGATGATAAATGCGAAGGGATGCTGGCCGGGATCGAAGCGCCATCCATGCTCAATGACAAGCGCGTCTTCCAGGAGATAGTCTGGTATGTCAATAAGCCGTTCAGGAAGTATGGTATTAGGCTCTTAAAGAAAGCCCAGGAGATGTTAAAGGCCGATGGGTTCGATACGATGATAATGGCTGTGCTTGAATCATCTAAGCCGGTAGAGATCAAGAGGCTTTACGAACGCATGGGATTCATGCTATTCGAAACGCATTACATAAAGGCGCTATAATGGGGACTACATGCAAAGGCAGGAGAGTGAAAGGTTATAAATCCACCAAGATGTACAGACAATGGTGCGCGGCCAGAGGGCTTGATCTCGCAACCCACATGGGCCGATTTCCACTAACGCGGTGGATGTACTATATCGCACCAAAGCCTAAAGCACCTGAACCGTCCTTCTGGACAAAAGTAAAGGACTTCATATGCCAGCGACTATTACGAACCAGCAGACAAAAATAAAGCCTGTCAATAAGTCACGCGCGCAGGAGAAGATCGACCAGTATGAGCAGCTTAAAGGCGGCCGCCATAACTTTGAGAGTTACTGGCAGACGCTTCATGACTTCTTTTACCTTGAGGCGCAGAATGTGAACAGGACTTACTATCCCGGCACAGAACTGGATACGACATATCTCTGGGATTCAACGACCCTGGAAGCCGCTGATGTCTTTGCGTCCGGGTTCATGAACTACCTCACCCCGCCCACATCCAAATGGTTCAGGCTACGCCACAAGAACCCTAAGCTATCAGAGAACAAAGCCGCCGGTGACTGGTTCGAAACAGTAGCTGATGAGGTCAACTATACGCTCAACCGCTCGAACTTCTATGGCCAGATCTTCCCAAGCTACAAGTCTTCAGGCGTGTATGGTACATCGCTTCTTTTCGAAGAAGAAGACATGACAGATGAAGTACGCTTCTGCAACATGCCATTGAAACAGGTGATGATCTCTGAAGACGCAAAAGGCCGCGCCATCGAGTATTACATCGAGTTCGAATACACAGCACTCCAGGCTCAGACCAGATGGGGCCGGGAGGCTTTATCAGATGAGATGCAACGTGAATTGCAAGGCCGGGCTGATGATAAGAAGCATAAGTTCCTACTCTTTATAGGCAAGCGTAACGTGCGCGAGGTACAGAAGACCAACAAAGAGAATATGCCTATCGAAGCGCTATGGATTGATGTCAAAGCCAAGAAGATCGTAGAAGAGGGCGGATATCAGGAGTTTCCGGCTATGGCGCACAGGTTTGATAAGAGGCCATTCATCCCCTGGGGCTTCTCACCGGCTATGAAGGCATTGCCATTCGCCAGGCTCTTAAACGCTGTAGCTAAGACCAATCTCCGGGCTATGATGAAACACACAGACCCGCCGGTAGCTATCCCGGACAATGCGTTCCTTATGCCTTTCAATGCGAATCCAAGAGCCATCAATTACTATAAGAAAGACGCAATGAGTGGTGGCTCAAAGGATATCTTCGCCTTTGGCAACTTCGGCGATCCTAAGGTAGGCCTGGGCGCTGTTGAATACTACTCAAGCAAAGTCAAATCACTTATGTATAATGACGTATTCCTGGCCTTCGAGGGGCTTGACAAGCAGATGAATAACCCTGAGGTCATGGAGCGCGTGAACGAGAAAATGACCATGCTGGGGCCGGCAGTAGGCCGCTTCCTATCCGAAGTATTGAACCCCATAGTCATACGCACGATGGGTATACTATGGCGCAGGGGCAAGCTTCCTATGCCGCCAGATGAATTGATACAAGACCCTAACTACGAGATTGACTTCGTGGGCCAGCTTGCAATGGCTCAAAGACGTTCCGATCTGAACACCCTTGTCACCGGGCTTACGATGGTAGGCGAGATGGCCAAGTTTGCCCCGGAGGCGCTTGATAAGATTGACCCGGACAGGGTCACAGATGAAGTCTGGAGCATCACAGGCGCGCCGGTACAGGTGCTGAGGGATGATGAAGAGATAAAGAAGATCCGCGGAATGCGCGCCCAGGAGCAAGCGAAGCTGCAAGAGATGCAAATGCTGAATGCCGCGGCAGACACAGCACAGAAGGGCGCTAAGGCGGAGGCTGATCTGGCCAAGAGTCGGGAGACCAATAAATGAATAAGCTAACCAACAGAGAATATGTGAAGGCCCTGCAATCGAACCTGCACACGATGTTTGATTCACCGCAAGGCAAGGAAGTAATGAGTTTCCTTGAGAACGCATGCGGATGGTATCAATCCATATTCGATGTTACAAACAGGGATGTCTGCCTCATCAATGATGGCAAAAGGCAAGTCCTTGCTACTATAAAGACGTTGTTAAAACTCACGCCGGAGCAAATTATTGCAATGGCTAAAAAGAAGGAGGAATAAGATGGGCGATAATCCTGTGACCCCCGGTACGGATAATCCAGCGACCGCCACCGAAACACCAGCAGCACCATCAGGTGATTTCAGTTGGAAGTCAGGTTTGAGCGCGGATGTAATGAATAGTCCTACGTTACAGAAGTTCGAAGATACAAGAGATGGACTAGGCAAGGCGGTAGAAAGCCACTTGTCTTTAGAAAAGCTTTTAGGCCACGAGAAAGTACCCATACCCAAAGGCGATGACGATGCCGAGGGCTGGAGCAGATTCTCTAAGGCGATGGGTATCCCGGACAAGGCCGAAGCATATGGTCTCCCGGATGCAGAAGTACCTGAGAGCATGAAGAGCATGTCTTTCGACAAAGGAAAGTTTGCTGAAACAGTTCATGCTTTTAAGCTTACCCCTAACCAGGCAAAAGGGTTATGGGGAGCCTATACGGACATGACAAAGGAAATTTATGCCAATGCGGTCAAGGATCAGGAAACCAAGATGACTGAAGTAGTCAACCAGATGCGCGCAGAGTGGGGCGATGCTTATGATACCAACGTTCAGCTTGGCCAGCTTGTCATAAACAAATTCTCAGGTGACCAAGATACAGAGAACTTTGTTACTGCAACCCTGTCTAAAGATCCCAGGGGTATAAAGTTCCTGTCCAAGATTGGCGGTCAGTTCGCTGAGAATAAGATCGGAGACTTTGGCTACCAGAGATTCTCGCTTGCGCCGGAAGAAGCGCAGGAAGAGATTGACAAGATGACAAGAGACCTGGATGGCCCATACATGAACCAGTCCAATAAGTTCACGGATGCTGAACATCAAAGAGCGATGGATAGATACAACTCGCTCTTGAAGTCAATAAACAAGGCACAAGGATAAGCAAACGCCCCTTTAGCCTTGCTGATGTACCGGACAAGCTGAAATGCCCCGGCGTGGTGTTTGCGAAAGGCGTGACCCTCTCTGTTGAGGATAATCAGTCCTTGAGCAAAGAAGACAACAAAGGAGAGGGAAATGGCAGACACACAAGCAACTATATTTGCGCAAGCCTATGCGCGGAATATTATGCAGCTTGCACAGCAGAAGTATTCCAAGTTAATCAATGCGGTTTATCTTAAACCGAATGTGCGAGGAAAGACCTTCTTCCAAGACCAGATCGGCGAGTGGTCGATGGAAGCTAAGGCAGGTCGTAACGTAGCGACCCCGAACAACGACCCGAACCTCTATCGCAGAATGGCCACTATGATTGATTACCATGACAATCGTATGCTTGACCGCGGTGATGAGTTAAGGACGTTGTCAGATCCAAGAAGTGCATACACGATAGCGGCGGCGAGATCCTTAGGCCGCCAAATAGACCTGCGTATCATAGCTGGTCTAGAAGGAACCGCAAATACCGGCGAGACCGGGAGTGGCTCTATAACTCTCGGTACGGATGCGATATCCAACATAAGCCATATCGCAGGGACACCCGCGACCCTGACATTCGCCAGGGTTAACCAGGCCAAACAAATCCTTGATAGGGAAGATGTTGAAATGGAAGATCGTTTCTTCGTCGTAAACCCTATCGCAATTGAGGATTTACTGGCTACCACCGAAGCAACATCGTCAGACTACAACGCTGTAAAGGCGCTTGTACGAGGCGAGATTGACACTTGGATGGGCTTCAAGTGGATCATGTCCAACCAGCTTACCGCCTCCGGAACACAGACCACCTGTCTGGCATTCCAGAGATACGGTATCTGCGCGGCGCTCGGATCTCAGCCACTCGTCCGCACGGATGAGAGGAAAGACCTGTCGTATTCATGGCAGGTGTACTATGAGATAAACATCGGCACGGTTCGTCTCGAAGAGGCCCGCGTCGTGAAAGTAGACGTTATCGAGTAACCTTACTACCTCGCTATAAGCGAGAGAAAGAGAGTTAATCATGTCTGTTAATGCTGTGAAAGGACAAAACGTAACGAAATACGATTCACCCGGCGGGGATAACATTATCCCTGACGGCTATGTAAAGTCGGTAGAAAAGGTTTGGCTGGATAATTACACTCTAACGAGTAACATTACCCTGACAAATACTTCTATCGCGCTTGCCACGCTGCCTGTGAACAAGAAGATCACCTCGATTGACATACAGATCCAGACTTCTGCATCGCAGACAAGCGGAACGCTGTCGGTAGGTTTCACGACTGATAGCGCCATAGATACCCTCTTGGGTATCCATACTGTATCGCATAACGAGACGATGACAACGCTCAGGTTGCCTGGTTACATGACAGGTTTACTTGCGGCCGCGACAACGCCTACACATGCGAAACAGGGTGCTTTCCAGAAGGTAACTGCTGGAACGCAGGTAACCATCGCCCTGAAATTGAACAACTGGACGATGAGTACCGGCACAGTTAAATCGGTAGTTCGTTACGTCTAGGTAGTCTGGGGGCGGGGCCACAAACCTCGCCCCCTTCTTTAAGGAGGCTTTATGGCTGTAACCCAAACATCTTTAATAAACAAGGCTCTTACCCTTTGCGGTGCGGCTCCCATAACCAATATCACCGATGACACCAATAATGCGCGCATAGCCAATCGCGTGTATGAGATAGCCCGGCAAAGCATACTGAGCGAGTGCAAGTGGACATTCGCTGTTACTCGCACGTCATTATCTGTATCGGCAGTCGATATGGCCTGGGACTACCCGGATGAGACAACAGTTTATGTGCGCCCGGCCGATGTTTTAAGGATATTTGATGTGAGCGACGATGAGGCAGAGTGGAGAGTAGAAGGCGATTATATCATTGCTGACACAACCGGACTAGGCATCCTGTATGTCTACGATCACAACAATCCATCGAAGTACCCTCCGAAGTTCCTAGAAGCTTTTATCGATAAGCTTTGTTCGGATGTATGCTTCATGATCACTAACTCAGCAACCAAAGCAGCAGCATTTATGGAAAAATATAACAAGGTCTCTTTGCCTAAAGCAATGGCAGAGAATAGCCAAACAGGAGTGCATCAGGTTATGAAGGATGATGCCTGGGAGCGGGCTAAAGACTTTAACACTAACCCGACAGCATAATGGCACACGAGGTGGCGGTGACATAATGGGGAAAGTAGATCATATACAAACAAGTTTCGCTGGTGGAGAATTTGGCCCATCGCTATTCGGCAGGACTGATGTAGCACAATATGCTAACGCATGCCAGATAGTGCAAAACTTCCTTGTAAGACCTTACGGTTCAGTACTGTCCACTCCCGGCACAAGGTTCGTCCGGGAGGTGAGCGTTTCTACTTTAAAGACGCGCCTTATTAAATTCGTATTCAACAGGAGCGATGCCTATGCGATTGAGATGGGGCCGCTGTATTTCAGGTTCTATACCAATGGCGGCATAGTCGTAACAACAGGCACGACTCCTTTCACGCTCGCGCATGTATTCACGGAAAGTGAAATATTCGATGTACAGTTTACACAGCTTAACGATGTTATGTACCTCACTCATCCCGATCACCCACCGCAGAGACTTGTCCGGAGTGCTGCGGCAAGCTGGTCAATAGCAGACTTTGATTTCTTAGGCGGGCCGTTCAAGGATGACAATACAAACACTTCGACCACCGTATCTATCTCTGCCTCCGTCGGTACTATCAATATAACCGCAAGCACCGGGATATTCACGGTATCAGGTAGTACCCTGGGGCATCATAACACCTACTGGAAGATAGGCACTACACTCACCAATTCAACCACAGGCCTTGATGAGCAGGGGTATGTCAAGATCACTTATGTCAAAGACACTCTTACCGCTACGGCTACTGTCATAAAGACCCTAAGCATAGCCGCGAATGATCCAACGTCTGTTTGGGCTGAGGGAGCCTGGAGCGCTGTTAGCGGGTATCCCGCGCGCGTGGCGTTCCATGAGAGGCGCTTATTCTTTGCCCGGACGGCTAAAGAGCCACAGAAGGTATGGGGTTCAAAGGTATTTATATACGATGATTTTGCTTTGGAGGGAGCGGCCGACGATGATGGCCTAAACCTTGCCCTGGCCTCGAATGAGGCGAACGAGATAAACTGGCTGTCTTCCGGCAAGTCGCTTGCCGTAGGGACTTACGGCGGGCCTTTCATTATAAATAGCGGCTCTTCCGAACCTATAACGCCTTCGAATGTTACTGCATCCGCTGAGGTCAGCTTCGGGGCTGAGGCTATCGTGCCTAAGAAGATAGGCCACTTTATTTACTATGTGCAGCGCTTTAAGAAGAAACTCCGGGAGTTATTCTACTTCTGGGATCTCGATACCTATAAAGCAATTGATAAGACCATATTTAGCCCTCATATCTTAGGCGAGGGGATAGTTGATATGGACTATCAGCAGAACCCGGATACCATACTTTATTGCGTAAGGACAGACGGTACGCTAGCAACCATGACGCGCGAGATAGATCAGGAACTCACCGCCTGGGCCAAGCAAACAACCTCCGGCACATACAGTTCAATAGCAGTTATACCCTCTCAGACTAAGCCGTATGATGAGGTATGGGTGATAGTGGAGCGCTGGATAAACGGCGCGCAGAAGCGATATGTGGAGGTTTTTGAGGACATCGTAGTCCCAGATAGGCAGGATCTGTGCTTATATCTGCATTCGGCCCTTACCTATAATGCGTATAGTTCGACTTCGAGTTCGGCTACAAGCATATCCCTATCCGCTACTGGCGGGACAGGGTCGACTATAACCCTTACAACAAGCGGCAATTACTTTGCGTCAGGCGATGTGGGCCAGAGAATCCGCGCCATTGATACCCTAGACGGCTCGACCGTAGGAGAGGCCAAGATCACAGCCTTTACTTCCGGGACAACTGTTGTGGCCACGGTTAAATTCGCCTTCGATGCCTCAAGCTATGCTGCCGGCAAGTGGGGTCTGTCTGTTCAGACCATCACCGGCCTGGCCCATTTGGATGCCGCTACGGTAGGGGTACTGGCAGACGGCGGCGTGGATAGGCCTGCGAAGACAGTTGCCTCAGAGGCCATACAGCTTGCGTACGATTATTTCGTGGTAAGCGTGGGGCTGCCTTACGATCAGATAATTCAAACGCTGCCCAGGGAAGCCGGGTCGGCTAAAGGTACATCTCAGGGCAAGATACAAAAGATTCACGAGGTGGCCTTTAAGGTTAATCGTTCGCACCGGGGCTTCAAAGTGGGTGCTACATCATCCACGCTCGACCGGGCCGCGACCAGAGACCCCAGCACAAACCTGGGTACGCCTGAATTGCTATACACAGGGGTCATACCGAATATATCTTTTTACGGTGACTACGCCTATGGCGCGCAAGTCTATCTTAAAAATGAAGATCCTCTACCAATTGAACTGTTGAGCATTATAACAAAAATGGAAACTTTCGATAAGTGAGGTTAAAATGAGTTTAGCCACAGCGGCAGTAGTAGGATTAGGATTAGCGACAGCGGGTATGCAGGCCGCTTCCGGGATAAAAAAGAGCAAAGAGTTGAAGGCCCAGTCAGAATACAATGCGGCTATTTATCAGCAACAGGCCAACATGGTCGAGGAACAGAAGGGCATAGAGGCCTACCAATATGACAGGGCTATAAACAGGGCGCGCAGCACCGCCATCGCCAGGACAGGCAAAGCAGGGCTACTCTTATCCGGTTCGCCTCTTGCAGTTATGATCGACACAGAGACCCAGATGCAGCTTGATAAATCCATAGGCCAGTACAATCTCGAAGTCCGGAAGCGCTATGCCTTGTCTGGCTCAAGAGAGACCTTGCGTCGCGGGAGATCTGGCTCAAGAATGGCTCTCCAGGCCGGGTATACCAACGCATTTACTACACTTTTAAGCACAGCAGCAACTGCGTACGGTGGCGGTTTGGCATCCGGAAAGACTGCTACTACAGCAATCCACGGTAAAATAAATGTTGCCCCATCAAACTATTATCTAAGAGCAGGGAGAATATAATGCCTAAACTGCCTCAATATGACTCAAGTCGACAATTGACAACCCAGCAGCCTCAAATTATGAGAGAAGGTGCGGGAGATACGAACGAATACGATATCGCAGCCGCTGGCCTTGAGAAGGCTACTGCTATAGCTGTGAAATGGAGCAATGCCGTTGATACCGTGCAGTACACATCCGCTAAGGCCAACTACGAGGCAGGGGTAAATGACGTTGTTAATAGAGCCGCGAACGACCCGGACTATAATAATTCTGACACCTATGTTAAGGAACTCGAAGAACTGAAGAAAGAAAATCTTAAAGGGTTTTCGAATAAGAACATCCAGTCCAGGGCAGCGCTTGATTTTGAATACGGCAACCAGGCCGCGGAGATCAAGATCGGGAATGCATATAAGAAGAAAGTCATAGCAGCCGGACAGGTAGCGACGTTTAAGTTACTCGACCTTGAGGCAAGCAATTATGTTAACTCCGTCGGAGAAAGAGGCAAGATTGTAGCCGCTGCTAAGATAAAGAACATCATTGATGCCCAGGTTGCCGCAGGGGTATTTGGAGAAAAGGAAGGGCATAAGCTTTACGAGTCTACTATAAAGGAAGCCCAGGTAGCTATTGAAGACGAAGAGGACTTGAAGCAGAAGCAGGAAAAAGAAGCGATACTAGCCCATGAGATAGCACGGAATGAGACCGAAGACACTATGGCGCAACTCAGGATAAACATGCAGGACTCACAGAGCAACGAGGTTACCGATTCCGATCTGATTAACCTGGCCCGGAGTGAATACGAGGCCGGCAATATTAGCGAGAGATTCGCTAGAGTATTCGTGAATAGCCTGAAATCGGTCAAAGTAGCCGATCCCTCAAACATAGACAGCATAAATAAATACAACGAACTTGATGACAGAAAATTAGCCTTAAAGGATAGATGGTTTCGACCAAAAACACCATTTGAAGCTAAGGCGCAATACCGGGCTGATGTGCTACAAGCCGAAGCGGACGGCTTCCTTACAAAGAAGGAAAGAACCGAACTCCTTGAAGATACCTACGACAAACTCTACGACGATCCCAAAGTAAGGGATGCCATGAAGCAGGTTATTGCTCAGTCAAGCCTATATGCCACACAAGACACCCAGGCAAGAGTAAAGGCTAAGATGAGGCGCGGGCTTATGGAAAAAATTATAGACGGGAAATCTCCAAATGACGCGCTCGAAGAAACCATAAGGGAGCAAATCATAGACGATCTGGAAAAGCCCTCCCAGGCGGATGAATTTGGCTTTGTAGTCGGAGAAAAGCGCAACGGTTACACCTACATAGGTAACAATAAATGGCGGAAATAATCACGACAGAACAATTACTGGGAACGCCTGAAAAAAAAACCTTCTCGACAGAGGAAATCTTCGGGAGGGATTTACCCGCCGCTAAGGATCCAACCCTACCGCAATACATAAAATTCAAACTTGCTATGGATAAGGCTGGCGCTGTGCGATCAAGTTATGGATCATCTGCCATGTGGGGCCGGATGGATACAAAGAAGGCTATCAAGAAGGGCAACATGGAAAGGGATTACTGGACGAAGAAAGCAGGCCC